AAACCTCAGCGCTAGTAGCAAGCTCAACTATACCTTTCGTATCAGCAGCTGCATCCGGCTCATCACCAGTGTTGTTACCTGATATACTGGCATTTGAAAGAGCAGAACTTAATTGCGCTACAGTGAAAGAACCTAAAACTGCTGCGTTACCTGAAGAGGTGATATGTCCCGTGAGGTTAGCATTTGTAGTTACTGTATCAGCGTTACCAGTTACGTCACCAGTTAAATTACCTTCAAATGTTGACATTACTAAAGTACCAGCAGTCCCAGAAAACACACTACTACTATCAGTGGCATCAGGTATCATTGTAAATTTACCAGAAGAATCATCAAAGCCCATAAACGCTATTTTAGCGCCTGAACTATTATATTTCATTTTAAGACCTCTGTCAAGATTGTCATCTGAACCATCAGCACCTAATTCAAATATAGGATCTGCTATAGAAACTGTAGTTGAATTAACAGTAGTTGTAGTACCAGAAACTGTTAAGTCACCTCCAACTGTAAAATCACCTGTCGATCCAGTGATTGTAACAGCACCGGTGTTAGACATAGTAGCATCACCAGACATTGAAACAGCTGCAGGATTACCTGATCCATTTCCAAGAATAAATTTAGTTGATGCTAAGCCTGCCATTTTAGCAAGAGTGACTTGATCATCGGCGATATGAACCGTATCTATACTTCCGTCGACAAGTTGAGCTGAATCAATAGCATCATCATCCATCATAGCGTTTGTTACAGAATCATTACCTAGAGTAATATTTCCTGTACCGTCGAAAGACGTACCGTTTATAGTTCTTCCTGTTGCTAACGCCGTTGCTGTGTCTGCATTCCCCTCTAGTGCTCCGTCAAATTTAGTAGCTTCTATTTCACCAGAAGCTTTCATTATAATTACAGGAGTTTCATTGTTTGTTTTAAACTTTATTTGATTATCTGTTCCAAAGTCTATTTGATTGTGAGCGTCTCTACCAACTACTAAAGAAGTGTTTGTTATAGATGTCAACGTTGTTTGAGTGGCTGTAATAGCCATATCGTCTGCGTTTGCAGTAATACCATCACCGCCTATAACATTTAATGTAGCATCACCACTTGTAGCGCCACCCGTCATACCTGTCCCAGCCACCACGGACTCTATATCACCAGCTGCCGAGCTAGTACCAACAGTCTGCCAACCACTACCATTGTGATAATGTAAAGTATTAGCCGTTGTATTATAATACATTTGTCCAGATATCGCAGAAGGACTACTAGGTGCAGAACTTACTTTATGTATAACCGGAAAGTGTATATCGTTTTGATTAACGTCTATACTACTATAAAATTCTATTGCCATTTTGTTTTTGTTTAATTAAGGTATGCCTTTCCAGTAGTTGCTAAAGCAGATCCTCCTGAAAAAAATGTTACTGTTAGTTGGTTTGCCGAGTTATAAGTTATAGCCGCTGTCAATACTGCGCCACCTGTGTCTATTACCGTCACAGAGGGAAATCTACCTAAATTATGATTTATAACCCAAGTGTCAGACGAAGAAGTTTGAGAATGCGTATATGTAATGTTTCCTAAAATAGGAGCCGTCATCACTTCTTTTCCTATCCATTTCATATTAGTATTCTACTTTTATGTCCACAAGTTGTGTGGCTGAGACACTTGTTAATTTAAATTTTAACGCATAAACAGTGGAGTCATAGTTTAACTCCGGTCGTTCTAGAACTAAAGTTGATCCACCAGGTATTGTTAAGTCATGTAATATATAATAAGTTTTACTAGAATCGCTATTGTCTATGTATAATTCGATAACACAACTGTCTCCAGTAGCATCCTTATTGCATATAGTTACAATTTTAGGCGCACCTAATTGACCGTCGGCAGCTGAAGTCGATCCAACAGAATCAATAGCTGATATAGTAGTTATACTAGTCGTGCTAACGTTATAATAAGCAAAAGTAGACACTTATTATCCTTTAGACCAGTAAGCGAATTCAAGCATTACAGCAGCTGAAGCAGCTGTAACTTTTAAACCTTCACTTCCTTTTAATGGGAAAAAACAAAACTCACTAGCACCTAAAATTAACTGCATGCCACCATCTGCATCGTCATTATCTACGGTTACTAAATTTGTTGTTGCTGTTGTGCCATCAGAAGCTAATACTCCTAAGTGTTTTATATAGACATAGTTTATAGTTGTATCTTCTTCTGGAATTAATACTCCAGCTCCATCTCCAAAGTTATCGTCTGAAGCCACGGTGCTTACTCCCATACTAGGAGCTGTTGTTGTTAAAGTGTCGGTTACAGATAGACTTATAGCATCACTCTGTAAACCTGGACTTGAAGCAGCTGTATTGGAATTTGCTGTTAATGTTAATGTTGGTGTTAATGTTGCCATGTTTTAATTTTTAATTGTTATTATGCTTCAAATATCATTACTTCTAAACCTGCTGTAGCTACTCCCGCTCCATTGTCTCCAGTGTTTGCAAAAAGATCTACTACGCCAGCCCAAGGAAAAAAAGCAAATTCTCCCGCGGCTAACTCCATCCAAGCAGCAGCTTCAGCTGTATCAGCAGCCGCTACTAAATAAATTATCAAAGAAGCATGTATGTTTTTGACATATATATAAGATTTACCCTGTACAGTAGAAAAAATTTTAGTACCACCTGGAGCCACGTCGTCAGGTGAGAATATTGAGCTTTTTCTAAGGTCGTTAGCACCTAATGCTAAAGTATCTGTTACAGATAAATTTAAAGAATCTCCAGTTACATCTGTGCTTGTTAGCGTTAATGTTGGTGTTAATGTTGCCATATTATTTTTGTTTTATTAGTTTTTTCTCTACTGTTCCATCATCGTAGATGTAAAATAGAAGTTTGTTTTTTGTTTGTTTTGTTGGTCTACCTAAAAGATCAGTAACCTGCATAAGTTTCTTTTCTACAGGTGTTCTAGTTAATAATGGTCCTGACCAAGTTCCATCACAGTAATCATAAGTTGCTTGACATATAGTGTCCCATTCGTTTTCACAACAGTAATCATCTACTGAAATAACCCAAGCATAACATTCGTCATTGAGCCAGTAAGGATTCCCTGCGCCAGTAATACAATTAGCGCTATATAAACAAGATATAGAATCATTAACATTAGCAGTTGATTCGTAGTTATACGCGTTTGGATCCATGCAACCCATAACCACTTCGACACACGAACCGTTATCCGTGTTAGCAAGTGAATCATAGTTAAGAGCCAAACTATCCATACACCCATAAACATAAGGGATACAACTAAAATCCTCCGTGTTTGCTTGTGGGTTATAATTGAGCATAGAAGGATCCGTGCAGCCAGATATGTAAGGTATACAAGAATTGTTATCACTATTTGCTAATGGATTATAATTAAACATTGTTGAGTCTGTACAGCCAAACACATAAGGCTCACATCCACCATCGTCCGTATTAGCGTTAACATCAAAGTTAAACATTGTAGGATCTGTACATCCGTATATTAAAGGGACACAGGTGTCAGGTGTGTTTGCCAGCGGGTTAAAATTAAAAGCTAGCGATTCCATGCAGCCTAAAATTACTGGGACACAACCACCATTGTCTATATTAGCCGTTGCGCTATAGTTAAAAGCAGTAGAGTCTATACATCCCCAAACCGCTTCTGTTTGACAAGACCCATTATTAAAATCCGCTACGAATCCTTGAGTATAGTATTCTAAGTAAGAAGAATTTGTACATCCAGGCATATAATAACAACTACCATCGTCAGTGTTTACAGTGTCTGAATAGTTAACTGCTAATGAATCCATACATCCAAATGTTTTCTCAACACATAAATTACCACAATAAGTTGGTGCGGTATATGTGAACAAAGGCTGTACAAAAGGAGCGCCCACTTCTATTATAATATCACCTAAAGGGTTGGTTAATTTAAATCCACAATGAGCTGTTGTTAGTTGAGCTTGTTGTGTCACGTGAAATTTAAACGAGACTGGATCAGGCGCATTTAAATTTATATTAAAATCTTGACTAAACCCTGAGGTTAGTATATATTGTGTAACTGTAGTATCTTGAGTAACTTCTAAATAAGAACCAACCCAACCATCACCCATTAAATCATACAGTGTTAACGTATAATCGCAATTGGACACTAATGACATTCTATTTGCGAGTGGATCATAATTAAACATAGTAGAATCAACACAGCCTAAAACTACTAAATCTAAACAACTACCATCATCAGTGTCTGCTATTGGGTTAAACTGTAAATACAATGGATCCATACAACCTAAAATTGGTGGACAAGTGTCAGATGTAAAAGCATGTGTTGTATCATATCCAAAATTTGCTACATCACCAAACACTAAAGTGTCATTACATTGTGTTAAATAGTATGATCCATCTTGTCCTCCCCATAACGACCCAGCTATTCCATCACCATAAGAATCATATATTGTAAAATTTAAAGGCCCTAATGGTAAGCATACTGGTACACTGAACGATTGATAATCAACCATAGAACTATAAGGACCACCAGATTCTATAACCGTTCCATTTGTATCTTTAATATCCCAAGAGGTTTCATTTTGATATTGATCTAAATTAATATGAACCCTTGATGGTACGCATACCGGTGGTAACGGCGGTGCACAAGGCCAAATATTAACCAAGGTATCTAAGGTGGAAAAAACCTGGGTCAAAGGCGTGTAGTCTACTATAAGACCCTGGCAATCATTACTCATTTTAAACCAAGCTGGTTGGTTTGAAATCCATCCATCGCCAAAATTATCTACAAGAGATAATAGATACTGGCCACTATTAATGGCTATAGTTGTGTCTAAATACTCATAAGACGCTGTAGGTTGGAAAAACATAACGGTATCTCCTATAGCGCTAGAAACCATAAAGAAATTAGATTCTTGAGGCGCGTAGAAATCAAACTGAACTTCGTATCTAACCCATGAGTTTTGGCTCAACAGAGTTATTGGTAGTAATAATAATATTAAAATCTTTTTCATCTAAAAATCACTCATTAATTGGTTATCTATTTCTTCTTGTACTTCTTCTCTTGTTGCTACCATTTTAAAACTAAGATCTGCTTGGAATCTAGCAACCTCTTCTCCGTCTTTAAATATTATAATAGTAGGTATAACAGC